CCCCACCTGTAAGCTTTAAGATAGCTTTATTACGAAGATGTTCAATATAGTTATTATCTTCCATCATCTTAAAGATTTCGTCAAATGTCATCTTATTCTTTACTGACCAAGAAATAAACGAATCACAACCATTAGGTGAATCCTCAGATGCAAATCCTTTACACGTTAGGTTACACATTGACATACGCATAAAGACAGAAGGTACTCCTACGTACTCTCCTTCACCTTCAATTGTATAAAATACTTTATCGTCAGATAAAAATAATGTTTCAGTATCAGTTTTAATCATATTATTCAAAATAAATTGCTGAGTTGTTTTCGTGTTCAAAGACTTCAACTTTATCTACCCAGCAACGACCGTTAGTTTCAATCTTAATAAAATCATTAGCTATATTATAGCACCATTCAGCAGTTTTTTCAATACCTACTGCTTCCATAATTCTAAGCTGACATCCTCGTTGATTATTAAGCTCTTGCCAAAAAGGTAACAAAGGATCATCTTGAGCTACACAAAGGGTATGATCGAACTGATCAGTAAGTTTTTTCTTAAGATCTTTAATACCTCCAAAATCTACAATCCAGTTCTTATCATCAAGCTCCTTACCGGCAAAATAAAACTTAGCCTTAAGCTGATAACCGTGAATATACTGACAATGACTATGTACAGCTCTCCACTGACGGAAAGCACATGAACCTAGTTCAATTATTTTAGTACTCTGCCAAGTAGGTTGTATAATATGCATACTATCTCTTCTTTTTTGTTTTAATTGTTTTTGTAATAGTAACTGTCTTACGAACGGTTATAGGCCCTTTTGTTATTGATGATACTCTTCTTTTTGTAGTCTTTGTTGTCATGCTTTTTCTAAATTTAATGTCTTAATCAATTTATTAAATGTAGCAAGAACTTCTTTTGACCAACTATCTTCATAATTTTGTTCTTCATAAAAACAAATTTTATCCAATTTAACATTATCATTACAAGCTGATTTTAATTCTTTTGCTAAATTAATCATATCAGTAAAATCCTTCTCTTCCCACTCCGCACCTATATTTACAGATGAAGAAAAAAGAAGAGCTTCAATTAAATGACCTATCTTCTTTTTATCGAGAGTTAAATTTACTGAGCTATTATTTTCTTCGTTTGTAGGGCTCATACAAACATAATACTATAATATAAGATTAGTTCAACTGTTTACCGAGCTTATTAACAAATATATTATAGATATTTTGATCAAAGTGACCGATAGTTTCTATAACCATACGCTTACGTTTCTTTTCATCAGATATTCTAAACATGTCTCTAAATTCTGAAGCACTATTCATCATGTGCCCGTCTATATCAAAAGTTACATTACCCGGGGCGTAGATATAACCATGACCTCCCTTTTCATTAAAAGGATCCATTTCATTAATATCTTTATACGGTTGAAAGTAAGATTTATCCCCGCTTCTTGTATTTTTAAAATTAAAACGCGGGTCTGTTTTCATATCCTTCAAGCCAACTAAAAATATAACTCTATCGACATCAGGATTATAATGTTCAAGAATTTCTACAGGTTTGTAAGGAATTCGAGTTTCAATAATTTCATTCTCAGGTATTCCACAAGCATGAATAATTTGTTTTTTTTCGTTAAAATCAAATGGATACTTACTTGGATCTTTTAGAGCATCTTTACTTGTATTACTTGCTGTAGCTATATAAAATTTAGCTGACGGAAATTCATGTTTTGCTCTTTCGTAGTAGTGGGCGTGACCTTTATGAAAGGGTTGAAAGCGCCCGGCAAATATAACTATTAAATTAAAACCGATACCTTCAGATTCAGTAAAGAATTTTGAAAATGATTTATTAATATTAAAAAGAGGTTTAACTCTAGATTCAGCTAAACGCTGGGTTACTAATTTAATAGCTCTTTCTTTATTATCACCTTTAGGTGTTCCTACCTCTCCAGACTTTACACTTACCATACCTTTAAAGATTCCTGCTACACGTTTCTTTGATCTAGGATTTTTTAATTTTGTAGCGATCTCATTTAATAGTTCCTCAAAAGAACCATCTATATTAAAATTTTGAAGTAAACGTTCTACTAAGTTCCAGTCAGCAGAGCTCCAAACTATTTCCCTAGATAATTCTTTAAAGTTTTCTAATTTTACTTTTCGTAAAGATAAGTTAACCGAGCTTAAATTAAATTCATACTCTTCACCTTTCTGTAAAGCCGGTAAATTATTAATACCTAAACGGCGAAAAACAGCCTTAGACTCTTCTTCAAGTAAAACTGTTTTAACTAATCCTATAAGAAGACCTTGTTTTTCTGCAGGTAGGTCTAAGAAATTATTTTTAAAATTATGTTCTTCCTCTGATAAAGCTATAATGTTATCAACTTGAATGTACTGACCGGGTTCTCCTGTTATAGGGAATAAAACTGATATAAGCTCTCCGGAATTATAATATCTTCTACCAGTATATTTCGGACTTTTAAAAGGTACTATAAGACTAGTAGGTAAAGAAGTTACAGAATCAATAATTTGTTGTTTAACTTCTTGTTTATTATCACCTTTAAAGGACACAATTATATCTAAATCTCCAAAATCTGCCTTAGCCCCTGTTTTTATACTACCAGATAAAGTAGCGTTAATAAAGCCGGGTATTTTTTTAAGTACAAGTTTAACATAATCGTTAAATGTACTTTGTACATCTTCTCTTTTAATGCGATTTCCACCCGCTACGCCACTCACGATACGCGATCCTCCTTATACTTCCATATAAAACCGTATATAGATTTTCTTTTACCATTGCAGCATTCAGTTATTGATGCCCCGCTCTGTTTACCTAGTGTAGTCCCAGCGCTTCTAGCGCTTAACCACTCTCTTACTAGACGACCTGCTTTTGTAAATTGTAAAACATTTTTATTAACGGTGCATACTCTTCTACACGTAATACTTCTTTTTTTATTTGATTCGGGTGTTTGTATTACTATACCTTTTGTTCCTTTATTCCAAGGGGTGCAACCTTTTTTAAAACTTGTTTTATTAGCTTTGCGCTGCACTGTAGAGTTTTTTTGAGATATTGATTGTCTTTTTTTTGTGTCTTCAGATAAAAAACCAGATTTATCATTAGTTTTTGTTAATCTGCAATTTAAGCCTTTATTACCCAAAACATTATAATATTCCTGCCAATACCTTTCTCGTAAATTTAAATTTTTTATATTACATTCTTCAACTATTTCAAATTTATGATTTAAATATCCGTGTTTTATTAAAGAATTATATAGTCTACGTTGAGTTTTACATTTTAAAAATCTGTAACTTGTAAATCTTTTTTTAAAGTTTACTGTCTGTCCTATATAAACTCTACCTTTAGGATTTGTTATTTTGTAAATACCACTCATACTTTATATTTTATAAGATTTGAATTATCAGGTAAGAATTTACCTTTTAAATTTAACCTTTGCTGATTATCTATCCAGTACTGCTGAAGGTCATCAGGGATATCAGCTCTAGTACTGTCTAAAATTTTAAGATATGTATCAAAAACGGCGTGAAGATCTTCTTCACTAAGATCACGTTTAAGAACATCAATTAACGTATGATAATCCCCTACAGTTTCTTTGTTAAGATGAATATTATAAAGATTATTTAAAAGTTCAATTGCTTCTTTAGGATTGTTAGCGGCGATTTCTTGAGTTTCTTTATTTTTAACTCCGTAGTTATGAGAAAATGTGTAACCTTTATGTGAGAAAAGAGATACTAATAACTGAGTACGATGAAGACCTTTTACATTACCTTGATAAGTAGCAGAATGATAAGCAAATGTTAACCAATCGACATTACCAACATTAATATCAATTTGAACTCTCTTATCTAACTGATTACCCTTACTATCAAATTGAGGAAATTGACAAAATAACGCTCCGGCTCCACTACCCTTAACATCAGTAACAATATCAGTATTTGAAGCTACAATTTTCTCAGCTATAGCAACAATAACAGCTCTCTTCATCAATATTTCCTCTGTAGCAGTTTTTGCTTTCTTTTTAAAAGTAGTAAATAATTCTTCTACTCTATTCTTATCTAATCCCCAATCATTAATATCTTTGAATGAATCTTCTGATAAAGCTAAATCAATATCTCCGGAAATCTCTTTTTTTCCTACAGATCCTAAAGTACGAATTCCTTCAAAATGAAGCCTAGCTTCAGGAAATATTTCACCAAATTGTTTAAAAAATTCTTTTAAAGTAGGCTGAATATCTTCTTTCTTAATAGGAGAGGAAGCTTCAAAAACATTACCTCCTTCACTAAGAAGACTAACGGTCTTATAGTAATTACTAAAAGAAAACTGTAACATATAATGTTACTTATTAACTATAGGTGTAAGTTGTAATCCTTTTTGCTTTAAAGCATCAGCAACTTGCTGAGTAGTCTTAGCATTAACTAAATCTTGTCCTACAGGATGTTTTAAAGGATCAATAGGAGGCTGAGCAGGTTGAGATTTATTTTGTTGCTGATTGTTATTGTTAATTGAATTTGGAGTTCCAGGAGGAGCAGTAGTAGAGGCAGTAGTAGGATTAGCTCCAGTAGGAGAGGGAGAAGGTGCTAAAGTAGTATTACCAGCAGCAGGATTAGTTCCAGCAGGAGGAGTAGGTTGATTATAATCTTCCCAAAGAGTATTTAAGAGGTTTTCGAACTTAGACATATAAAGTATTTAAGCTCTTTTAAAGCACATTTGTAAGGGGCCGTAAAAGCTTTTAATCAATTTATTCACTATCACTGTCAAAATCCACTGATCCAGCTGAAAAATGTTTCTTTTTCTTAAAATCTTTTAAGAAGCTAAACAGTTGATTCTTATTAGCAAAACTATTTAACATCTTACTTCTTGTTTTTGACTTGTTTATAGTATTAGAAACAGCAATTTCAACATCAGGAGAAATAAATGAATTACACCTACACCAAGGAATAGGTAGTACTTTTAATACTTTATCAAGACTCTTGTCATTAAACGGAATACCCTTAGGTATATCATACACAACTAATGCTTTAGGATATCTACTCGGACACTTTTGATAAACAGAGCAAAATTTTTCTAAACAATAGTGGTAAAAAAACTTTTTAACATCAATAGATGATAAAGGTATACTATACTTTTTACAAATACTTACAGTTTCTTTAATAGCTTCTATTAGTAATGGTTGAAAATCAATAGCACATACTCTACTACCATTGAATTCCTTATACTTCATATTATTGTATTATTGTTTCTATTTGTTCTAAAGTAAGTCCGTCTTTTAACGCATTATTTGTAGCTTCATGTAATTGTGTAAAAATTTCATTAAACTTTTCTTCATATATTAAAATTTGTTTATGATTGTCTTTATTGTAATTTAACTTATTACTACTTTCAAGTAAAGCTGTTTGATTAATAAGATCAAGCTTAGGTCCTAAGTATTTTTTAATTTTTAAAATTGTTTTTGTAGCTGGTGAATAAGATGCTTTTTCCTCTTCAGTTATAGGCTCTTTAATCTTATTACCGTCATTATCTATAATACCTAGCTTATAGGCAAGAAAATTTTCTATTTTCTTATTTAGTTCGTTTAATAAAAAGTGATTATACATAGATTTTTGTAGAGTTTCTTTAAACATAGCGTTGAATTCAACACCGTGCATATGAATATCATTGAAAGGGTTAAACCTACAACCTTTCCCATAGGCTATAGAACCGCAATAAGAACATTTTTTAGGATCTTCAGGATGAAAGTGTATACCTTGAGGTCCAAACCTACATCCTTTTCCATAAGCTGTAGAACCACAATAAATACATCGATTAACTCTAGTTGAAATTAATGCTTTTTTTGCTTCTTCTAACATATTATTTATTTAATACACTTTTAGGAGGTCTCCCTATACGAAGGTTTAAAATACCGTTATAATAGTCGTCTCTTAGCAAGACTTCTCTACCTATCTGTTCTTTGGCTTCTTCGTATGCTAGTTCCCACTTCGAACCGCAGGTTCTTAAAATCTCAAATCTAAAATTCTCTTTTCCTATTTTAACTATATCATTATTTAAATCAACTGAGGAACTTGTATAACTTTTCCAATCTGATTCTTTGTATTCGATTCTTTTGTTCTTCTTACCTTTTAAAGGTTTACGCTTAAACTTTGATATACATTGCTTCTTACCAATATATTTTTTTCCGTTTGTTAAGTTTGTTATCAAATAAATGAAGCCGAAAATTTCCTCCGAAATTTCAATTCCTTCGTTTAAAATCCAATGACCAGTATCCATTAACGCCTTCTTCTATGTTTGCGTTTATGCTTCTTACCTACTCTTCCTGCGTAAAATGAATCCTTAGGTAAGTGTCTTCTAGTTACTCCTCCTAAAACTTTAGGTATTCTAGCATCTCCTCGAGCATAATTATCTCCTGAAAAAGCTGTCTCTGTAGAAGCAACCCCAGTTCCTAGAGCTCCTCCAGGTCCTGCAACATTAGCATTTTCGTACAAAACTTCTTCTACTATGCACTCTAAGTTAATCACATTATTATTTAAGTTGCTTTATTGCAATAATCTGTTAAAATGGGCTTATGTCTGTAAGCCCTGAAGAAAATAAAGAATCTCTCTTTGAAAGGTATAACGAAGAGATTAAAAAGTACGTAGCCGTGGACGAGTTTAACATGAAGCAGATTCAAATGGATTTACCTGGTGCTCGTCATTACTGGGTAGGACGCTTGATGTTTCATAAACAGGAAATTCATAAACTTAAAAAACTTCGTAAACAAGCTGTAGAAAAAATAGCTGATCGAATTCAAGCAGAATTACCTATAGGAGCTAGCAACCGTACAAGAGAAATAGCAGCTGATAATCATCCCACAGTTCAAAAGATAGATGATATGATTGCTGAAAATGAAATGTTAGTCGAGTATCTATCTAAAATTGAATCTAACTTTAGAAGTATGTCATATGACATTCGCAACCTTATTCAAATTGTGCAGTTAGAGACCACTTAATGAAAGTAATTATAGATTATGATTCAGGAAGAAAGAAAGGTATTCTTATAACAGATTACCTTCCTAATATTCGTGAATATTTTTCTGTAGAGGATAAAAATCAAAACTTTAAAAGAAGATTTACGGTAGGTTACAGACCTTTATCTAGACAGTACGCTATTACTCCTCAAGGAAGATTTGAACCCAGACTTGCTTCTACAATTCTAGAATATCTAACTACCTTAGAAATACCTTTTAAGTTAGAAGTAACAGATAAGTTTAAAGAGTTTATAGAGTCTCCTCTATTACGGGATGAAGACAAGGATATAGTTACGTTAGGGATGTCTTTGAGAGACTATCAATATGAAACTATTAAAGCAGCTTTGAGGCATAGAAGCGGGGTAATAATCTTACCTACATCAGCCGGTAAAACATTTGTTATGGCTACAATAGTTAGATCTATACAACAACAGCAAAATAATTTAAAAACATTAATTTTAGTTCCCGACATTCAACTTGTCACCCAGTCTTATTCTGATTTTATTGAATATGGAATACCGGAGAACGAAATAACAAAATGGACAGGTAGTTACGAGCCAGACCCTAACGCTTCTATTGTAATTGCTAATATTCAAATTCTTCAATCTGAAAAACAAGACTTATCTTTACTCAAAGATATTAAATTACTAATCATTGACGAAGTTCATAAACTTAAACAAGGTAATAAAGTCAATAAGATTGTAGATCAAATAACTGCTAAGTATCGTTTTGGTCTTACAGGTACAATGCCTGACACAAAAATAGATGAATGGAATATCTTAGGTAAACTAGGTAAAGTTATTTACAAAAAGCAATCAATTGATCTTAGAGATCAGAATTATATATCTCAAGTTCATGTAGCTATATTAAAAGTTAACTATTGGGATTTGCCTACATTTACTAAGCCGAGTGCTACAAATCCAACTGCTGGGTACGAAGAAGAAATACAATTTTTACAAAACAGTGAATTTAGAAATAAATTAATAACAAAAATTGTAAACGGTGTAGATAAGAATACGCTCATTATGGTTGACAGAATCATTCACGGAGAAATACTTTTATTAACACTTACTAAAAATACAAAAAAGAAAGTATATTTTGTACATGGTGATATAGAAATAGAAGAAAGAGAAAATATTCGCAGATTAATGGAAGAAGAAGATGACGTTATATGTGTAGCTATATCTAAAATTTTTAGTACCGGTATTAATATTAAAAACCTCCACAATATTGTTTTTGCATCTATTGGTAAAGCTAAAATAAAAATTATTCAATCTATTGGTAGAAGTTTACGAAAGCATGCTAGTAAAAAGCGAGCTACTATTTTTGATATTGGTGATAACTTACGTTATGGTAACGCTCATTTAGCTGAACGTATTGAATTGTATAACGAAGAACAAATACCTTACAGTATTACTGAAATAACACAGAGTTGATTTAAAAATAATATACTATATT